ATCTAATACAGGTCCCAATTATATGACTCCAAATGAAATTCAAAAACAACTTAGTGAAATAACAGCTCTAGGAACGGCTTATCATAATAAAAATCATCCAAATCATGATGCTGCAGTTCAAGAAGCGTTTGCATTAAGGGAACAGTTACACCCAAATAAAAGAGTGTAATAATAAAAAAGAATTTACTTGATGAAGTTTAAATAATTCATTAAGCGAATAATATTCGGATAATCGCAAAGACCCGATTGGCGCTTTGGAAAAGACAAAGCAACGAGAGTTGTAAAATCAAGGTAGCGACCCTTTAAAGGATAATCGTTCCGCATATCACAAAAAATAAACAAACAACTAATGGAGACAAATAAATGTCAACTCAAATAACAACAGCGTTCGTCGAGCAGTATTCTGCTAACGTAACAATGTTGGCACAACAAATGGGTTCAGTACTTCGTTCAGCTGTAGATGTGGAAACAATTAAAGGCAAAAATGCTTTCTTTGACCAAGTCGGCAGCGTAACAGCGCAAGTAAGAAGCTCACGACACGGATCAACACCACAATTGGACACGCCACACTCGCGTAGACGAGTTAGCTTAGCCGATTATGAATGGGCTGATCTTATAGATGATCTAGATAAAGTAAGAATGTTAGTCGACCCAACTTCTGCCTATGCAAAAGCTGCAGCGGCTGCAATGGGAAGATCAATGGATGATATTATCATCGCTGCTTTAGGTGGCTCATCAGACACGGGAGTTGCCGGTGGAACTGCTGTTGCATTACCTGCTGGACAAAAAGTAGATAGTGCTGCTCAAGCAGCAGGTGCTGGTTTATCAATTGCTAAATTAAGATCTGCAAAATATATCTTAGATAGCAACGATATAGACCCATCAACACCTAGATACATTGTAGTTGGTCCAAAACAAATTCAAGATTTGTTAGCGACTACAGAAGTAACTTCTAGCGACTTCAACACAGTTAAAGCTTTAGCTACTGGTACTTTAGATTCTTTCTTAGGATTTAAATTTATCGTTTCTAACAGACTGTTATTAGCTAATACTGATGACAGACTTGTTTACGCCTTTACAGCGGATGCTATTAAATTAGCAATCGGTAAAGATGTTACAGCGAGAATAGATGAGAGAGCAGACAAATCGTATGCTACTCAAGTTTATTACTCAATGGCAATCGGCGCTACAAGAATGGAAGAAAAAAAGGTAGTCGAAATAGCTTGCGACGAATAATTATTCGTTAATTATTTCAGGGTGGGGGAGCAATCCCCCATCTTTAAAAATGAAAACAATAAAAGAAATTGAGTCTGTAATGCACTTCCAAAAGGGAGATTATATTTACAGATACATATTAGTAGACAGATTTAAACACACACAAAATGCTCATCATGGTTTTGATAAAAAACTAGAAATGACATTAGAAGAAATTTTTGAAAATTTAAAACCAAGAACTTTAAAAAGAAAATATATTTACAAACCGGAGAAATAAATAATGGCATCAATAGTAGAAATTTGTAACTCAGCTTTAAACCAATTGGGAGCTAGTACAATTTTAGCTTTAACTGAAAATTCTAAGAATGGAAGAATTTGTAATTCAAGATACGATACAGTCAAAGATGCTGTATTAAGATCTCATCCATGGAATTGTGCAACTAAAAGACAAATATTAGCTCAAGACATAGATACTCCAGCATGGGGATTTGTTAATCAATATACTTTACCTTCAGACTGCTTAAGAGTTTTAGCAATTCAAAATTACGATAGTGATTACAAAATTGAAGGAAGAAAAATTTTATCTAACGATGAAGAAATAAATTTAATTTACATTTCATCAATATCAGACCCAAATTTAATGGATGTTTTATTAAGGGAAGTTATTGGTTCAGCTTTAGCTGCCGATATTGCTTATGCAGTTACAGCTAACGCAGCAATTTCGCGACAGATGGAAGAACGTTATTTACTTAAATTAAAAGAAGCAAGGCATGCGGATGCTAGCGAGGGTTATAATACAGACCCTTCATTAGGAAACGTAGATCAAATTCTTGCAGAAGATTACTTAAACAGTAGGTTTTAAATGGCTAAAGCATTATTAGCTGTTCCTAGCTTTACGGCTGGAGAGTTATCTCCACGCATGGAAGGTAGAACAGACTTTCAAAAATATTATTCCGCAGGAACAATTATTGAAAATTTTGTTGTTCAACCGCATGGTCCAGTAACTAGACGACCAGGAACATATTTTGTTAAAGAAGTAAAAGACAGTACAAAAAAAACTAGACTAATACCTTTTGCTTTTTCTACAACACAAACTTACATTTTAGAATTTGGTAACCTTTATATTCGTTTTTATAAAGACAAGGGTCAAATTCAATCTGGTGGAGCAGCATATGAAATTGCAACTCCATTTTTAGAAGCAGAATTATTTGATATTAAATTTGCGCAGTCAGCAGACGTTATGTACGTTTGTCATAAAAATTATCCTGTAAAAAAATTATCAAGAACTGGTCATACAGCTTGGACTTTAACAAATGTTAATTTTACTAAAGGTCCCTACTTAGCTGAGAATTTAACAACAACTACAATTACTCCATCAGCATTAACAGGAAGTATAACGCTAACTTCAAGCGCAGCAATATTTGCGGCAACAGATGTTGATAGATTAATTAAGTTAAATAGTGGTCATGCAAAAATTACAAGTTTTACAAATACAACAACTGTAGTAGCAACAACTACTGTTGATCTTACAGTTGCTACAGCAACGGCTGCTTGGTCTTTAGGATATTTTACAAGTGTTAATGGTTATCCTTCTACAGTTTCGTTCTTTGAACAACGTTTAGTATTTGGTGGTTCTTCTTCATATCCACAAACACTTTGGTTTTCTAAATCAGGAGATTATGAAAATTTTGAAAGTGGGACTGATGATGACGACGCAATGACTTATACGATTGCATCAAATCAAGTTAACGCAATTACTTCTTTAAAAGCAACACGAACATTAATTGTAACTACAACAGGTGGAGAATTTACAGTAACTTCTGGTGCAACTCAGGATGCAGTAACTCCAACAAATTTAAATATTCGTAAGCAATCTAATTATGGAGCTGCTTATGTTGATGCTTTATCAATTGGTAACCAAACTTTATTTTTGCAACGCGCTAAAAGAAAAATTAGAGAGCTTGCATACAATTTCGATTCTGATGGCTACCTGGCACCGGATTTATGTATCTTATCTGAACATATTACTGATAGCGGAATTACTGCTATGGATTACCAACAAGAACCTTTTAGTATTGTTTGGTGCGTAAGAGCCGATGGCGTTTTAATTGGAATGACTTACAACAGAACTCAAGATGTTGTTGCATGGCATAGACATATTATAGGTGGTTCATTTAGTGGTGGTAACTCAGTTTGTGAAAGCGTTTCAGTAATTGATGGAACAGCTGGAGAAGATGAAGTTTGGTTAATTGTTAAACGAACAATTAATGGAACTACAAAAAGATATATAGAATATTTAACTGAATATGATTTTGACAGCAGCTTAACTCAATTTCATTTTCTTGATAGTGGACTTTCATATTCTGGAGCATCCACAAGTACATTAACTGGATTAAGTCATTTAGAAGGTCAGACTGTTTCATTAATAGTAAATGGAGCATCTCATCCAAACAAAACTGTAGTAAGTGGTTCCATATCATTAGACAGACCAGCCACAACAGCAAGAGTTGGTTTAAATTATTTCTCTACACTTCAAACAATGAGATTGGATGAAGGATATAAAGGAACAGACCAAACTAAAACAAAAAGAATTTTTGATGTTACTGTAAGATTTTACGAAACAGTTGGAGCTAAGATTGGTCCCAACGCATCTACTTTAGATGAGATACCATTTAGAGATAGCTCTGCACCAATGGACCAGCCAGTTCCATTATTTACAGGAGATAAAGAATTAGAATTTCCAGCAGATTATGGTTCTGATGGATTTGTAATGGTTAAACAAGAACAACCTTTGCCAATGACTATTCTTGCAATTTATCCAAGATTAGAAACCTGGAATGATTAGTATTGTACCTTTTAAATCAGCAGATGCTGAATATATTTTATCGCAAGAGTTAAACGACAAAAGATTAGAGTTAGCTCCACAACATAAAAAATACGCAATGTATTTAGAACAAGAAAATACTTCCTTTACAGCAATTGTAAATGGCAAGCCAATTGCAGCAGGCGGGGTATTTATTCTATGGGAAAATGTTGCGGAAGGATGGGTTTTAGCAACAAGTGAAATATGGAATTATAAATTAACTATGGCAAAAATTTTTAAAAAAAGAACAGACGCATTAGTAAAAGAAAATAAAATTAAAAGATTACAAACAGCAGTTAAGGCAGATTTTGAACTAGGTCATAAATTTGCACAATTTTTAGGATTAGAAAAAGAGGGATTAATGAAACATTATGGTCCCGATGGTTCTGATTACATTAGATATGCGAGGATTATAAAATGAGTTTTGTAGGAGATTTATTAGGCGGACAAGCAGCACGACAAGCAGCAGATCGTAATGCACAATTATTAGAACGTGATGCAAAGTTAAAAGAACTAGAAGGCGAACAGTCTTATAAAGTTTATGAGCAGTTTGATTTACCAAGATTTAATGATGCAGCAGAAGCATCTACAGGAGCTGCAAGAGCTAGTACAGCAGCTAGAGGTGTTGATGTAGGTTCTGGTTCAGCTTACGAAATTGTATTAGAGAATGAAGTAAATATGGAGAGAGACAGAACTATGATGCAGTTCAATGCTCAAAATGCAAAAGACAGAAAATATAACGAAGCAACTAATGCAAGAGCAGAAGCTGCTATTCAAAGATACAAAGGTAAAGTTGCTCAAACAGCAAGTTATTTTAATGCTGCAAGTAGTTTACTTGGAAACTACAACTCATATCAAAAAGCAAACGGATAATTTATGGCTATAAAAATATATCAATCACAAATAAGACCAACAGAACAAATTTCAGAAGTAGCTTCTACTCCTGGAATGAAGATTGACCAAGAAACAGCTCAATCAATTGGTAAATCAGTAAGTAAATTTGGAGACGCTGCCTTTACTACTTATGTAGATATTGAAGCAAGAAAATCAGAAAATGAAGCTCTACAAGAAAGAGAAAAATATTTAATAGGAGATAAAGAAAAAAATATTAAAGGGTTAACTGAAATAAGAGAAGAGGCTTCTTTATTTGCTGAACCTACAGAAGCTAAAAAATTTTATAATGAACAATTTGAATTATTAAAAAATGGAGTAGGCGGAGAATATAAATATTCTTTCACAAAAAATAAGTTAAATAGTTATTTAGAAAAGCAAAAAATAGAAGATTTAAACCATGTTGGTATTCTTTCCACACGAAATTTTATTGCTAATACTCAAGAGACAGAAAAAAAATATTTAGAGAATTTAAATAAGAAAGTTGTTTATGGAGAAACTCAAGAAGAGGTAGATATGGCTACTTCTACTTTTGAAGCTAGAGTTAACTCTGATGATTTCAAAAAAATCTTTGGAAAAAATACTCAAAAAATAGTTGATGGTCATTACACAGACAGAGATTTTTATACTGCCAAAAGAATGGAAGATAAAGAATTTGGAACAGGTTTAGAGTTTGCAAAGAATAGTAAATACTTAGGAGTAGATAAATACGAGCAAATTAATGCTTATAACAAAACTCAGATGGCAATTGTTAAAGCTCAAAATGAGCAAACAGTTTCATCACTAAGTAAAGAAACAGAGGATTATATTATTCCAAATGCAGATGCTTTAAAAAAATCTGAAGAGACTGCAATTAAAACAAAAGATGCAACTTTATTAACTAAGATAAATGAAATTAAAGACAAGACTGCTTTTCTTACAGAATTTAAAAATAAACCAAGAGAAGAATTAAATAAGTTTTTAGACCAAGGTCAAAAAATTTTACAAAAACAACAAGAAGCTACTAAAGATGATAAAGGAAATATTATTTCTGCAGCTCCAGGAGCAGACCCAGCGTTATATAAAAAAGTAAAATATGCTCAAGATTATTTAACTAAACTAAATACTGATTTAGAAAAAGACCCAATATCAACTGCTAATAAAATTGGTATTCACAACATACCCTCACTTAATACTGCAACGTTTTTAGCAAATCCTGGCGATACAGAAAACCAAGCTATCTTTGCTGCACAAGTTAGAAATAGAACTGCACAAGCTCAGTCAGTTGCTCAATGGTATGGAATTAAACCTCAGTATTTTACGCAACAAGAAAAAACAGCGTTAACTGATTATATGAACAACACTACAAATCCAATTTTAATTAAAAGTGTAACCGCATCTTTAGTTGCTGGATTTGGAAATAAAGCTGATGATGCTTTTAAAGAAATATCTAAAGATAATAAAATCTTAGGTCATCTAGGTGGTTTACTTTTAGTTAGTAATAATGAAAAAGCTGCAGATGATCTTTTAAAAGGGAATAAATTAATTAAAGATAAAACAGTAGAAATATTTAAAGACAATGACGATAGCTTTCAATCTTGGAAAAGAAATAATAATAAACTTTTTTACACAAACCCAGATACTTACAATAGCTCCATAGAGGCTGCTAGAGCAATATATGTTTCAAGAAAATACGACAAAAGAAAAGACACAAGTATTTTTAGTTCTTCAGATTTTAAAGAAGCCTTTGAAGATGCAGTAGGAAAAAATGGAAAAAATGGTGGCATTGATACTTCTTTAGGAAATAACCCTCAAGTTATTCCAGCGTGGATGAAGAATGGAGATTTTGCAAAAGTTGTTGATAGGTTAAAATCAGACCCAGCTTTGTTAAGTAAAGCTACAGGTGGAGATTTGCCAATTACTTCAGATTTCAAGCCTGCAAAAATTTTTAGCAATGGAACTCCAACTTTTGTAAATATTGGTTATGGAAAATATATAGTTGCAAAAAATGGTCATCCTTCAGAGACATCAACACCTGGTTATTTATTATCAAATAGATTTGATAGTGCAAAAGTAGGGAGTCAACAATATTTAATTATAGATCTTAATAAAATTCAATCAGAAATTCGCGGGGGTAAATAATGTCATTTTACCAAGATGAAGATGCAGCTGTAGCTACAGTTAATGATTACAGTAAATTAGCCGAGAGTGTACCAGGAGCTGGAGAAGTTTTTAAATCAGCATGGGTTGCTTCAGGTAAGTCAATGTCAGTAGCTTCTGAGTATTGGAATGAAACAGAGCAATACGGAAATATAAAAGAAATTGCAAAAAAATATAATTTTGATTTATTAAATCCTCATTTAATTGCTGAGCCAGTAACTTTAGATGAAACAAATTATAATGCAGGAGAACTCAGCACTCCAGGCACTCATACTAAAGAACAAAAGATTTCAGAGTTTCATAAAAAAATTGATGAATATAAATTATCAAATCCACAATTTGCAGATGAACTTAAACAAAAAGGATTAGATACTAGAGACTCATTATTAAATACAATTAAGATTGATGCACAACAGTCTTGGAATAATGCAGATGAGCTTTATAGAAAAACTGATAAATGGGGAGCAATGGGTTATTTTGCAGGTTTGGCTGCTAGAGTAACAGTTGGAGACCCGTTTACTGCACCACTACTTCCAATAATGTTTGCTCCATATTCTGTTGCTGGACTTTCGTTTTTACAAGCCGCTGGAAAAATAGCAAAATATGAAGCGATAATTGGAGCAACACAAAGTGGTGGTCTTGAAGCTTTAACAATAAAATATCAACAAGAGTTAGGATTAAAAGAACCTGGATTTTTAAATACAGTAAAAGACGTTGGGTTTGCGACAGGAATTGGTGCTGGTTCTGGAGCTGTATTAGGACCCGTAATTTATGGAGCTGGAGTAGGAATTACAAAAGGGATTACTAAAATTCCAAAGGCTTATGAAATTAGTAAAGAAGGTTTAGATTATTTAGGAGCCAAATTACAAAGATTAGATTCAGAAAAATTAGACCAAGTTTATAGTTATATTACAAATAAAATTCCAAAATTTAAATCATACGAAGCAGATAGTTTAACAACTGCCTCACGTTTTGCCGTTGATGATAATACTTTAGTTGATACTCCAACAGGAGTTCGTGAACATGAAACAAGAACAAATGCTGCTATAAACACTATTTTAAATGATGCTCCACTTAATATACCTGAAACAAGTGTTAATCCCGTATCGCCAGTAAAATTTCAAGAACAAGTATTTAGTCATTCAAGTGTTAAAATGCTAAATCCAAATCAAATAGATTTTGATGCTAAAGCTTTTCAATACAAAGGAGAAGTAGATGCTTCAGGAGTATCGTCAAAACTAAGAGACGTAACAGAATGGAACGATTACGCTGCAGGAGCGTTAATGGTTTATCAAAATAAAGAAGGAAAATATTTTGTTATTGATGGACACCAAAGACTTGGGTTATCTAAAAGATTAACTGGTCAGGGTAAAAAAATTAGTTTAGTTACAAAAGTAATTAAAGAAGCAGACGGAGTAACAAAAGAAGAGGCAATGTTTAGCGGAGTTGTTGCAAACATTATTAATGGAACTGGTACTTCTTTTGATGCAGCTAAAGTATTAAGAACATTTCCACAATATAATATTGAGACATTAAAAAGAAGTTTCTCAATGGGACAAAGGATGGCAAGAAATACTGCCGGACTTGTAAAACTTTCTGATGATGCTTGGGGACTTTTTGTTGGTAAAAATGTTAATGAAGATTTAGCAGCAAGAGTTGGAGAAGCTTTTTCCAAAGAAGCTCAAGTTGGAGTTTTATCTCAATTAAGAAATAAAAAATTTAATAGCTTAGCAGAAATGGATAGCACGATTGCATCTATTAAAGGTATGCAATTAAGAGTTTCAAAACAAACAGATTTATTTGGCACACAGTTTATTAAAGATTACGCAATAATTGAAAAAGCAAAATTAATTCAATATGTTTCACAAAATGCTAAAAGATTAAAATTAACGTTTGAAAGCGCATTAAAGAATGATAAGGAACTAACAGAAGCTGGCAATGTATTAGACCAGTCTCAAAACTTAAAATCAGCAATAGATAATGAAAAAATCACAGAATTTATTAACACAGTCGGAAATAGAGTTGGACAATATGCAGATGAACTCAACGCAGCAGCTCTCAAGTTCAGAACAGATCAAGCCGGAGCAAGACTTGATGCAGTCGCAGCAACAAGAGCAGCACTTACAAGGGGAGATTTTGAAGGCACAAAAGCTAGCCGAGGAAATGACTTTGTTGAATTTAAAGATACGACACCTAGGTTACCTGAAAAATCAGAAGTAGTTATAGACCCTAAATTTGCAGACGTAGAAAATAATATAAAAG